TCATTGGCTTCGAAGATACTCCTGCCAATAGCGATGCTTCGGTTGCCGGTCGCTTGGCAATTGTGTTGCTTAACAATCACTTCTATCGCTACAATGCCAATGGCACTGGCGCGGGTATCTAAGGGAGCATTGAACAATGGCTATTACTCGTTCACAACTCCTCAAAGAGCTTGAGCCGGGCCTCAATGCACTCTTTGGGATGGAATATGATCGTTACGATAACGAGCATGCCGAAATCTTTGACACCGAAACTTCAGAACGTGCGTTCGAAGAAGAGGTTATGTTAGCAGGTTTCGGGCAGGCTCCCACCAAGGGTGAAGGCGCAGCAGTTGCGTACGACACCGCTGGTGAATCATACACCGCTCGTTACACCCATGACACCATCGCACTGGCTTTCGCGATTACCGAAGAAGCTGTCGAAGATAATCTCTACGACAAACTCTCGGCTCGTTACACCCGTGCGCTGGCTCGTTCGATGTCCAACACCAAACAGGTGAAGGGTGCTTCGGTTCTCAACAACGCTTTCTCCGCGTCCTATTTGGGCGGCGATGCCAAGTCGTTGGTTGCTAACGACCACCCAACCTTCGGTGGCGGTACTTTCTCGAACACCCCAACCACTCAGGCTGACTTGAACGAAACCTCGCTTGAACAGGCTCTGATTGATATCGCAGCTTTCATCGACGAACGCGGCCTCAAAATCGCTCTTCGTGGTATGAAGCTGATTATCAACCCAGCTCTCCAGTTCACCGCCGAGCGTATCCTGAAGTCCGAACAGCGTGTTTCGACTGCTGATAACGACATCAACGCTCTGCGTTCGGGCGGCTATCTGCCACAGGGTTTCACTGTGAACCACTTCCTGACCGACCCCGATGCGTTCTTCATTAAGACTGACGCACCGAACGGTCTGAAGCACTTTGTCCGCAGCCCTCTGAAGACTGCAATGGAAGGCGACTTTGAAACGGGCAACGCTCGTTATAAGGCTCGCGAACGTTACAGCTTCGGTTGGTCTGACCCCCGTTCGATCTACGGATCGCAGGGCGCATAAGCCTTGCAGGAACGATAAAGAAAAGGGGGCCCCATTCTTGTGCGGCCTCCTTTTTTGTGTATAGTGTTTATAGTCCGGGGTTTCCGGCTATGTTGACCGTCCCGGCGGACGCTGCACAGACAACATAGCTTATATCGTGCGGGAGTGCGTATTATGGGTTCAACTACCTTTTCAGGTCCAGTTACGTCGAAAGCTGGCTTTATCACTGGCACAGATGCCAACACAACCGTTACCGCAGCTACCCTTACGGTAGACTCCACCTACAACGGTCAAATCATTAACCTTAGCCTTGCTGCTGGTATCACCGCCACCCTTCCTGCGGCTACCGGTACTAATGCAATGTATCGTTTTGTTATTGCAACAAGCGTTACAAGCAACAGCTACAAAATTCAGGTGGCTAACGCGACAGACGTGATGGTTGGAACTGCAAGTGTTGCGGGTACAACAGGCACGGTCTTCGGGACACTTCCAGCTTCCGACACGCTTACAATGAATGGCACTACGACGGGTGGTCTTGCTGGATCCTATGTTGAAATCATGGATGTTGCTGCCGGTGAATTTATTGTTCGCGCCAATCTCCTTGGCTCCGGTACTGTTGCCACCCCATTCAGTGCTGCCGTATCATAAGTCGGGCGGGAGAAATCCCGCTCCTCTTACAGGGAGATAATTATGGCTGACACAGTAGCAACACAATTGATTTATGATGGCGCAAAACAAGCCATCATGAAGTTTACCAACGCTTCCGATGGTACGGGTGAAACCACCGTTAAGAAGGTCGACGTGACAACGCTTTCCTCATATCTGGGGAAAGCTTGTTCGGCTGTCCAGATTGACCGCATCTACGGTCTTACGCACGGGATGGAAGTACGCTTGTTTTGGGAAGCCACTGCAAACGGAACCATCTTAACTTTCCCACAGAACGCTGCTCAAACGATGTCGTTCGAGGACTTTGGTGGGTTAAACAATAACACTACAACGGGTAAGACGGGTAACATTCTGTTTTCTACGTTAGATGCTAGTTCGGGTGATTCCTACACAATCATCCTCGTCATGCGTAAACTGTACTAAGTTGGGCTGGGTGTGATGAACGTATCCATTGATTTCGTGTGGAACATGCTTCACACCCTCCTTATCGTTCCGATAGGGTGGGTACTAGTGTATCTCAACAGCCAGCAGAACCAAATCTGGAAAACCGTATCGGAAACCAGAGAGAAGTACGTTACAAAACAAGAGTTACAGAGCGACCTAGCCTTAATGCACAAGAGGTTTGATCGTATCGAAGAAAAAATAGATCGCTTGATCGCTGATCACTTAGCCCGTAAATAAATAGGAGATCCCGATATGCCTAATCCAGTGTATAATAAACCATTTAGTCGTTCTGGTTTTAGCGGAAAATCCACCGGTAAAACTAAGTACAATGAAGACGGTCCTGTTGTAGCTTCTAGCCAAGCTCCACGCAAAGAAGTCCCTTACGAAGAAAACAACCCTAACTCGGGGGGTGGCGGCGGCATGAAGAAGGGTGGTATGGCCACTAAGAAAATGGCCAGAGGAGGAATGCTTGGTAAAGCAGGGTCTTCTGCAATGTCAAACAACCTTGTGGCAAAGAAGGCTATGGCAAAGATCCAAGCCTCTCGACAGGCCACTAAACCTGCTTCCTTCAAATCTCCTTCGTTCGCTCCAATGGGTGCCATGAAGGGCGGAGGAATTGCTACCAAGGGCAAGGGTGTTGCCTTGAAGTCCGGCGGTTCGGCAAAAGCTCCTCCCAAAAAGATGGGCCTTGCCGTTATGATTGCCGTAGGGAAAAAACGCGGGCGTTAATGCCAACGTGCTTTAAAGGGATTACTTATCATGGCTAGCGTTAGACAAGACTTCAACCAAGCTTTTCGGGATGCCCGTAATTCAGGGGAAAAAACCTTTGAGTTCCGCGGTAAAACGTATACAACGGAACTGGCTAAACCACCTTCAAAAGCTGAAGTTGGTCCGCATGGCCCCGGCGATGAAAGCTTTACGCCTGACGCCCGCAGGTCTAAGCCAGACGTAGGGGCTACGGACAAACCTAATTTTGGTCGACCCTTGGATCCTCGTGAGAGGGCTAACCTCGATGCCGACACCCGCAGGTCTAAGCCAGACGTAGGGGCTACGGACAAACCAGACTTTAATCGTAAAAACTACAGCATGCCCGGCGTTCGTATGGGGAAAGAAGGTGAACCTGCTATTGTTATCGGCGACGGATCTTCATCTTCTTCGGAGACTCCAAAGAAGCAGATGACTCGTCCTACGGTTACGGATTCTCGTGAGAGGGCCAACCTCGATGCCGACACTTCACGCCCTTCTGGAGAAGGCATGAAGAAGGGTGGCATGGCCACAAAGAACAAAATGCAAAAAGTTATGCATGAGTTCAAAACCGGCAAGCTTCATAGCGGCAGCAAACAGGGACCACTTGTTTCTTCCCGCAAGCAGGCTATTGCTATTGGTATTTCCGAATCCGGAAAGTCCAAGAAAATGGCAAGTGGCGGTGCTGTCCGTGGTTACGGCTTGGCAACAAAGGGCCGCGGTCGCGGTAAAGTGTGCTGATATGGCAGCAGGCAGGTCATCCTCTCCCACAGGCTTAATGAACATAGGCATGTGGGAAGATTCTCCAGCAGACATTCGTCAAGACAAACGGCTTGCAAAATCCCGTGGTCTTAACAAACGTCAATGGGAATCCTCCGCAGCGGACATCAAGCATGATACTCAACGTTCCCCCAAGGGACTGAAAAAGGGTGGCATGGCTGAGTGGGAGGCCTCTAAAGAGGACATGCGTCAGGATAAGATTCTGGCAAAGAAGCATGGTCTGACCTTTAATCAATGGGAAAACTCAGCCCTCGATCAGAAGCATGACCGTCAACAGTCCATGCGTAACCTTAGTCATGGCGGCACAGTGTGCAAGGCCGGTGGTGGAATGGTTACACCTGTTGGTCAAGGCAGAGCTAGGTCCAAGAAAAGCTGCAAGGTGAGCTGATGGCAACGTCCGGCACTAAGACATTTGAACTAGATGTCGCCGACTACATTGAGGAAGCGTTTGAACGTTGTGGTATCGAAGTCCGTACGGGCTACGATCAACGCACTGCTCGGCGCAGTCTTAACCTTTTGCTTGCTGAGTGGGCCAACCGCGGCTTGAACCAGTGGACAATCAAGCGTGAGGATATTCCGCTCAATACCGCTAATGCTACCTACACGCTGACTGCGCCTTTGATTGATGTGATCTCAGCTGTTGTCCGCAATCCGGTTGGGATCGGAACTCAATCTCAGGTTGACCTCACCGTCGAACGTATTAGTCGTGACTATTATCTGAACATCCCCAACAAACTGACAACGGGCCGTCCAGTTCAGTTTTACGTTGACCGTCAAATCACTCCTGTGCTGTATCTTTGGCCAAAGCCAGACACTACTTACACTTTAGTTATAGACAAACTTGTCCGTATGGATGACGTAAACTCAGGAACAAACACTCTGGATTTACCGTTCCGTTTCTACCCTTGCTTGGCGGCGGGTTTGGCTTATTACCTTTCCGTAAAAAAAGCTCCGGACAGAGTACAGCTTTTAAAAGCAATGTACGAAGAAGAGTTTGACCGTGCTCAGAGCGAAGATCGTGACCGCGCTCCTTTACAAATGACCCCGGCTAGGGACTGGTACAGGGTGGTATAACATGGCTCGTTATGCAGCAGGCTCAAAGTCAATTGCAATATGCGACCGTTGTGGCCAGAGGTATCCGTATACTTCTTTGCGGAAACAGTGGAATGGGTTTCGTGCATGCGTAGAATGCTGGGAGCCAAAGCACCCTCAGTTAGATCCAATTTTTCCTCCGGGTGAGCCGCAAGCACTCTTTGAACCTCGGCCAGATCGTAAGGAACCTATCGACGTACCGGTTGGGCAAAACATTTTTCCCTCTATTGCGCGCACCTCTACGCAGGGTGTATGTATGCAGGGGATTGTTAGAGTGGAGATTGTGTGATGGCGTGGACTTATGCGACTTTAGTGCAGGCCATTAAGGACTTCTGCGAGTACAACGAGACAACGTTTAATAACAACATCGACACGTTCATCAAAAACGCAGAGGAGCGGATCCTGTTTTCGGTGGATCTTGCCGTTTTTCGAAAGAACGTCACCGGGTCTACTACGGCTAGCAACAAGTACCTTGTTGTTCCCTCTGACTTCTTGGCCCCCTTCTCGTTGGCTGTTACTAAAACGGGGACGCAAAGTTTTCTTCTGAACAAAGACGTAGAGTTCCTGCAAGAGTACAACCCGACAAACTCAACGGGTCTTCCAAAGTACTACGCTCTGTACTCAGCAACGTCTTTTATCTTGGCTCCTACCCCTGACGATGGCTACTCGGTTGAGATGCATTATTACTATCAACCCGAATCCATTGTTAGTGCTGGAACAACTTGGATAGGGGATAACGCAGAACAGGCTCTTCTTTACGGGGCTCTTGTAGAAGCTTATACCTTTATGAAGGGCGAACCTGATTACATCAATCTTTACAACCAACGGTTTGGTGAGTCCGTCATGCGCCTGAAGAACCTTGGCGAAGGGCGTGAAGAAAAC